TTAGAATAGCATAAGGAGTAAGTCCTTATGGCTAATACTTGGAACGAATCCGGTACTACCTGGTCCCAAGGTAACTGGGGTGAACAGAATAATTTTACCTTAGCTCTTACAGCACCTACTACACTTACATCCTCACTTGGAACTTTAATAGCTTATCCTGAACAAGGATGGGGAAGAGATGATTGGGGTCAAGAACCATGGGGAGAAAGTTTTGATCCTACTGTAATTCTTACAGCACCTTCTGCAGCAACTTCTGCTATAGGTTCACCTACAGTTTCAACGCAAATAAATGTTGGTTGGGGACAAGACGAATGGGGAGTTGAGAATTGGGGATCTTCTGGATTAACTTTTGAATTAACAGCTCCTTCTCAATTAACTACATTCCTTTCAACAGAGAGTTGGGGTAATGGAGAATGGGGAGAGCCACAAGCATGGGGAACTTTTGTTTTATCTCCTGCTGATGCAGTTGGATTAACAGGATTATCTTTAACATCTAGTGTCGGTTCCATAGATCCAATAATAGATTTTACAGGAACTCTTACAGCACCGTCTGCATTAACTGCAAGTGTGGGAGCTTTAGATCCTACCGAAGAAGTGGTCGGTTTAACAGGATTAGGTGCAACTTCTTCAGTTGGTGCAATTACACCTGCAGACGTAATGGGACTAACCGGACTTTCAACAACGTCTGGTGTGGGTTCATTAGCAGTTAGTGATGCACAAGTATTTACTCCAACTGGTGTAGGAGCCACAACTTCTGTAGGATCAATTATTCCTGAAATAGGTGTTCCATTAACTGCACCTAGTAATTTAACTGCTTCTGTAGGTGCAATTACACTTGAGGATATGACTATAGGATTAACTGGTTTAGAAGCAACAGCTGAATTAGGCACTGTAGGCTTTGGAGTTTTAGCGTATAAAGATATTGACATAACTGGCAATACTTCGTATACAGACGTAAATGTAGCGTGAGCTTAATTTATTAGGAGAAAATATTATGGCATCGACATATACAGCGCTTGGCGTAGAATTAATGGCAACCGGTGAGAACGCCGGAACTTGGGGAACAAAAACTAATACTAACTTAAATATTCTTGAACAAATATCTGGTGGATATACTACACAAGCAGTAACAAGTGGTGGCACAGTTAATTTACCTGTTTCAGATGGATCAACCGGTGCAACTCTTGCACACAGAATGATTGAGTTTACAGGGTCATTATCTGATAATGCAATTGTTACAATACCTTTAGACGTTCAAACATTTTATTTTTTAAGAAATTCAACATCAGGTGCATACACAGTACAATTTAAATATGTATCAGGAAGTGGTGATTCATTTACTTTTTCAACAACAGATAAAGGTGATCAACTTGTATTTGCTACAGCCAATGATGGAACTAATCCAGATATCGATACCTTAGCATTTGGTGCGGGTGATGTAACACTTACTGGAACAGAAACTTTAACTAACAAGACACTAACTTCTCCTAAAATAGGAACATCTATTTTAGATACTAATGGCGCTGAGTTATTTAAATTAACAGCAACAGGTTCTGCTGTAAATGAATTAACTTATGCCAATGCAGCCGCTGGAAATGCACCTGCATTTACAGCATCTGGAGATGATACTAATATTAACATTAATCTAGTACCAAAAGGAACAGGTCAAGTTACTTTTAATGGTGCTGGAGCAGCAACCACAGGAAAAGCTATTGCAATGGCTTTAGTTTTCGGGTAAAAGGCAATCAAGGAGAATAAATTATGTCAGCACCAAATTTAGTAAATGTAACAACAATCACAGCCAAGTCTGTACAAGCAGCTTTAACTACAACTCTTACAACAGAAATTCTTGCAAACGCAGGATCTTCAGGAAAAGTTTTTAAAGTTAACAGCATAATCGTAGCAAACATTGATGGTTCTTCATCAGTAGATATTTCTTGCTTTATAACTAAAAGTGGCGGATCGCCAATAGCAATAGCAAGTACAATAGCACTGCCTGCAGATGCAACTCTAGTAGTTGTAGATAAAAACACTTCTTTATATCTTGAAGAAGGTGATAATATAGAAGCAGGTGCTAGTGCAGCCTCTGATGCAACTATTACAATTAACTACGAAGAATTGAGTTAATGAGAGGTCATAGAGATTATGGCTTATTTTGCTGAACTAGACTCAAATAATATTGTACTACAGGTTGTTATTGTCAACGACAGTGATGTAATTCCAGGCGATCATTCGACTAATGAAGCTTGGTGTGAATCTAATTTAACTCATACTACCGACGGTGTTTCTTGGAAACAAACTTGGAAAGATTCTTCTCAAAGAGGTAGATATGCGGGTATTGATGCAAAATATTTTACTGAAGATTGGGGTGGTCATGCTACAGCAGATAAATTTTTAGGTAATCTTCCAGAAGCATATGTAGATTTATTTTATTTAGATAGTGATAATTTTTGGATTCCAAACTTAGCTGAGCCAACAGTTGACGATCAAGGAAGAAGTATACCTTATGCAGACGATAGTATTCCTGAAGATTTATTGACATGGGGATATGCTCCAGAAAATAATCGTTATCAAGGTTTTAGAGATATTGACGGAGTTGAAGTAAAGAAGTATTATGACTCTGCAACATCAACTTGGATAGTTTGGGAAGGAGAATAAAATATGGGTGATAGAAATTTTTTAGTGCCAGGCTTTAATAAAGCAGGTCAAAACAATATTGATAATCAAGGCGGAATAGTAGGACCAGATAATGATCCTGTTATTAACGACTTAGTAACATCTTTTACATCGCCAGGAACTTTTAATAGAACTGCAACAACAGCTAAGTTATTAGTAGTCGCTGGTGGTGGCGGAGCAGCTAACCGAGGCGGTGGCGGCGGAGCAGGCGGTGTTAGATACTTTGCATCTCACCCTTTACCATCAAGTAGTGTTCCAGTAGATGTTGGATCAGGCGGAGCAGGAGATGGACCATCCCCGTTTACAAATGCGAGTGGAGGTGGATCTACTTTTGGATCTGCAACTCCAATTTCTACGAGTGGCGGAGGAAGAGGTGGATGTAGACCATATCCACCAGGACAAAATACAAACCCTAGAGGTCCGGGATCACCAGGAGGATCGGGTGGTGGTGGAGGAAGAGGATTCCAAAACACACCTACACCTAACAATGGACCAGGAAGTGGTAATGCAGGGGGATACAATCCACCTGAAGGAAACGCAGGAGGAACAGGAAACCCTGACCCTTCAGCCGGTGGTGGCGGTGGCGGTGGCTACAGTGCTGCAGGTATTGGAGGAGAAGACGCAGGTGCTAATGGTGGAGACGGTTTAAACGTTACAAATTTATTTCCATCATCTATAGGAAAACTAGAATCTGATGGTAGTTACTGGGTCGGCGGTGGCGGCGGCGGAACTGGACCAAATCCTCAAGTTGGAGGAAATGGTGGCGGTGGAAAAACTACAAACAATCCAGGTGTAGATGCTGTTGATGGAACCGGCGGTGGCGGTGGAACTCAATATTCAAATCCGGGTGGAGCTGGAGGCGATGGTATCGTTGTAGTTTCTGAAGCAGGTGCAGGTCCTTCAAGTTCTTCTGGCATGTGGAGTTTAAAAGCTCAATACACTGCAATCATCGGTGGTAACTGGCCAAGCTAATTGTTGCTTTTTGACTTATTTTTGATAAGTCTATACTAGAAAGTTATGAATTTAAAATATCAATATTGGTACTTTAATGGTGTTTTACCTGAAAGATTTTGTGACCTAGTTTTAAGAAGAGGATTAGTGGAGCAAAGAGATACGGCGTATATCGGCACTATGGGGGATAGAAAAGAAAAACTAACCTCAAAAGATCAAGAAAGTTTAAATAAAAAAAGACAGTCTAAAGTTTTATGGTTAAACTACAATTGGATTTATCGAATTATACATCCTTTTATAGATGAAGCTAATCAAAATGCTGGTTGGAATTTTGAATGGAATTGGACAGAAACATCACAATTTACAGAATATAAACCCGGACAATTTTATGGTTGGCACCAAGACTCTAATCCTGCTCCTTATAATGATAAAAGTCCACCACAATTTAGAGGTCAGATAAGAAAATTGTCTTGTTCTATTTTATTAAATCATCCGCATGAATATGAGGGAGGAGAATTACAGTTTAATTTAAGAAACAATGTAGAAGATGATCAAGTTGTAACAATGACTGAAGCAAAATTAAAAGGATCTATAATTGTTTTTCCTTCTTTTGTTTGGCATCAAGTAAAACCTGTTACAGAAGGAGCTAGATATTCGTTAGTTACTTGGCATTTAGGAAAACCATGGAAGTAGATAATTTTATTTATAAAAAATTTATTGATAAAAATATATGTGATGAGTTAATTAATTATTATGAAAAAAGTTCTAACAAGTTTAGAGGTACGTTTGGTAATGACGCTACAGAAGATCCTACCTTTAAACAAAGCACTGAAATAACATTTACAGAAGAGGACGGAATTATTTTTAACAAATACATGGAACAATTAAACACGGTGTGCGAGGCATATAAACATAAATATGTTTACGCAGATATTCAACAACAACCTTGGGGATGGATAGGATCTAAAATTCAAAAATATAAACCTAATGAAGGATACCACATATGGCATGCAGAAAATGAAGGATCGCCTGCATCGTTAAACAGACATTTAGTTTTTATGACTTATTTAAATGATGTATCTGAAGGAGGAGAAACAGGGTTTTTTTATCAAGATAAAAAAATAAAACCAGAAAAAGGATTAACTTTAATGTGGCCGGTTGCTTGGACTCATACACATAAAGGATATGCATCACCAAATGAATCTAAATATATTGTAACTGGTTGGTATGGGTATTTACAAAATGATTAACATTATAGATAAATTTTTTAAAAAATTAATTGAAGAGTTAGATATTTTTTTAAAGAATAAAAAAATAAAATCTGTTTTAGATGTTGCATGTGGGGATTTTATTTGGATGAATAAATTAATAAGTAATAATAAAGATCTAAACTATTTAGGTCTAGAAATAGCTAAAGATATTGTAGAAGATAACAATAAATTATTTGTTAAAAAAAATATAAAATTTAAATGTTCTGATGTTATTAATGAAGATCTACCCTTAAATCATGATTTTATTATTGTAAGAGATTTTTTAATCCATATTAAAAATGCAGATATTCTTAAACTAATTAAAAAAATTAAAGAAAGTAATTGTAAATATTTTGCTGTAAATAATTATCCTGATATTAAACTTAATAAAGAAATTAAAGGCTATGGTTATTACAGATATGTTAATGTAGAAGTGCCACCTTTTAATTTAAAAAATGTTTTTATGGTAATAGATGACCACGATAGAAAGTTAAATATTTACAAAAATGATTAAAATTATAGATAATTTTTTAGATTTTAACCAAGAATATTACAGGCTTTGTAAAACCTTGCAGTACTATAATCCTGACGATTTTGAAAAATTAACAAAAGAAAGAAATGAATACCCCGGTGTTAGAACAGATTTTTTAGACAGAAAATACCCTTTCTTATATTATTCAATTTTAGGATATATAAAAAATAAATTTGAAATAGATTTAAAAAAGTATGATAGAATTAGAGCACATGCTCAATTAAGATTAGCCAAACATTCTGCTGAAGATTGGATACATAGAGATTGGGGAGATACAATTTTAATATATCTATCACCAACTAATTTAAAATCTGGCACAGCATTTTATAGACAGATAGGTCAAGATAAATATCAAGAAACTGGTATGGCTAGGTACGTTCAAAATAGAGCTGTATATTTTTCAAACGGAACTTTTCATATGGCTATTAATAATCACGGCAATGATATAGAAGATGGGAGACTAACATTAACTTATTTTTTAACAAAGGAAAATTAATGCAATTACTACATACTAATAAAACAAAAAAAATATTTTATTTAGCAGGTTTGCCAAGAGCAGGTAACACGCTGTTAAGTTCCATATTAAATCAAAACCCTAAAGTTAAAATAAGTGCCAACAGTATTTTAGCAACAATAACGTGGGATTTATTTTGTCTTAAAGATAATAAAGTATTTAAAAATTTTCCAGATCATAAAAGTTTAGATAATGTTATTAAAAATGTTTTTAACAATTTCTATAACCACATAGATGCAGAAATTATATTTGAAAGAGGTTGTTGGGGAACACCAGCTAATCTTATGATATTAAAAAAATACTTTAATCCAAAACCTAATTTTTTAATTCTCAATAGACCTATATTAGAAATTGTTGCTTCTTTTGTAAGATCTAAAAGAAACCTTGGAGAAAATGATTTTTTAAGTATTTCTAGAAATTTATTTGATGAAAATCATGGTAAGCTAACTCAAGATATTAGATCAGCTAGAAATATTGTTAAGAATAAAGAAAGACATTTAATGATAGATTACGACAATTTAGTTAGTGGCACAAAATCTTCTATAGAAAAAATATATGAACATTTTAATTTACCAAAGTTTGAACATAACTACGATAATATAGAACAGTTTACTTTTAATAATATAAGTTATGATGACAATGTTTTAGATTTTGATCTTCATTCAATTAGAACAGATAGAATTAAAAAACAAGAAATAAAAGTAGAAGATTATTTAAGTAAAGAGATAATTAATAAATTTAAAGACTTTAATATATATGCTTAACTTTCAAAAAAATAAATATGATATTTTAAGAAAAGTGTTGCCTGAAGATTACTGCCATCTTTTTGCAGAATATTTTAGAAACAAAAAACAAACATACAACACAATGTTAGAACGCACTTTTATATCCCGTTATCAAAGTGAATTTGGAACTGTGTTTGATCCTCAGGTAACTGGAGCATTTTCTTGTTATGGAGATATTATGATGGACATGTTGTTAGTAAATTTGCAGCAGCTTATGCAAGAAAAAACAGGAATTACTTTAACACCTAATTATTCTTATGCACGAATATACAAAACAGGAAACGAATTAAAAAGACACAAAGACAGAAACTCTTGTGAGATATCAACTACTTTAAATTTAGGTGGAGATTCATGGCCTATATACGTAGAACCTAATTCTTCTTTAGGAGGACAAACAAATCATGGCTATGTTCCTGCTAATACAAAAGGAATTAAAATTATTTTAAATCCTGGAGATATGTTAATATATAGAGGAATGGACTTAGAACATTGGCGGGAACCTTTTACAGGAAAAGAATGTGTTCAAGTTTTTTTACATTACAATGATATAAAAAATTCTCAAGCTGTTCCGTACGATGGAAGGCCACACTTAGGACTACCTTCTTGGTTTAGAAAAAATGGAGAGTAACGATCAAGTTTTTAAACTTTTTCCCACTTATTTTTATACATCTGAAAATGTATTAAATTTAAGTTATTTAAAACATCTACAAGATAAGGTTTATAAAATAAAAGATGAATACTCACGTGGGGGACGTAATTGGAAAGCAGATATTTATAATACTTTAGGAACCTATGATCTTAGGCAAGATGCAGATTTTAAAATACTATTAGATGCCATAGAAGAAAGAGTATTTAATTTTGTTAAAATGCACAACTCAACATATAGGTATAAAATAAAAGAATCTTGGCTTAATATTTATAACAAAGGTGACTATCAAGAATACCATCACCATGCAGATTGTACTTTTAGCGCTGTGTTTTTTTTAAAGTCAAAAATAGATTCAGCAAAAATTCATTTTGAAAGTCCCCTTGAACCTGACATGCTTCCTGTAAAAGATATAGGGGATGATACTGAACTTACATTTAAAACTTGTCGTTTTCCTCCTGTAGAAAATAGTCTAATAATCTTTAGGTCTTATTTAAAACATATGGTCGAAAAAGAAACGACCGATAATGAAAGAATAACAATAGCGGTTAATCTATAAATGCATAACATTGATAATGTGTTTACAGAAAAAGAACAAAAATATTTATTAGATTGTTCTGATAAAGTCATAGTAACTAAAGAAGTTGCTAAAAAACACGGTGCTCCTGTTAATGAAGCAGAAGATTATTGGTCGCCTGATGTTAGAAAAATACCTCATTTTAAATTTGCCTTAGATAAACTGTTAAAATTAACTGAACAAAAACTAAATAAAGATTTAAAAATATCAAATGCCTGGTTAACTAAAACAAACGGTAAGAAATTTAAGTTTCACTCTCATGATGAGTGTAACTACTCTGTAGTTTATTATTTACAAACAACTGAAAAAGTGAATAGTGGTACAGAGTTTGAGCTTTATGGATTAAAAGAAGCTAGACAAAACAGCATATTGATATTTGATTCAAGACTTAAACACAGGACACCGGTCTATTCCACCAAGGAAAACCGCATAACTCTAGTCTTGGACATAAATATTTAGAGTTTAAAATTTAATTTATCTGTGATAAAAACCAACAAAAAGAGTATTTTATGTTACAAAAATTAGGATTTTTACCAGGATTTAATAAACAAGTTACTGAAACCGGGGCCGAAGGCCAATGGTTTGATGGTGACAATGTGCGTTTTAGATACGGTTCACCTGAAAAAATTGGTGGTTGGTCCCAATTAGGTCAAAATAAACTGACTGGTGCGGGACGAGCATTACACCATTTTGATGATAATGCAGGTATTAAATACGCAGCTATAGGTACAAACAAAATTTTATATGTTTATTCAGGCGGAACATACTACGACATACACCCAATAAGAACAACTATAACTGGTTGTACTTTTACAAGTACCTCTTCTTCTACAAGCGTAACCGTAAACACGACTACGTCTCACGGTTTAATAGAAGATGACATTGTTTTATTTGATGCTGTTAGTGGAGTTACCGCGGTAGGGTCAACATTTACTGATGCTACGTTTGAAGATAAAAAATTTATGGTAACATCTGTACCATCTTTTAATACTTTTACAATTACAATGGCTACTGTAGAAAGCGGCACACCTTTAAGTTCATCTGGTTCAGCATCAGCTTTATTATATTATCACATTGGTCCATCACAACAATTAGGTGGCTTTGGTTGGGGTACTGCAAATTATGGCGGTACTGCAAACGGACCAGCAACAACCACACTATCTACTGCTTTAACCGACCTTATTACAACTGACGTTGTGTTAGCTAGCTCAACAGCATTTCCTTCGTCTGGAGAAATTAGAATTGGAACTGAAGATATTAGTTATACAAATAATGATACAGCTACTGGAACGTTAAGCGGAGGAGCTAGAGGTGTT